CTATTTACCTGCTTGTGAGGCGGATTCTGACGCCGTTTCAACATCTGATTGCGCATTGCTATCCAAATTAGCCGCTAGCGATGACGCTAAAGTGGCTGCTGAACTAGCCGTGACCGTGTCACCAACTGCCGCCGCGCTAGCTGCTTGACTATACGCGGCCACTACTGCCTGTGATGCTTGGGCTTCAGCTTGACTAGCCGCTGCTGAGTTAGCTGCTTCAATCTTAGCTTGAGCTTCTGCCAAGGCTTCCACGACCGTTTGTTCCGTAGAAGCTAACGCGTTCGATTTGGTCTTGATCGTGTTGCCTGTATCTTCCAAAATAGAATTATCCGTAATTGCCCCGACAAAAGCTAGGATTGCCCCCACAGCGGTAATCACTAACACAACTGCATTAGCGTCAATCTTAACACCAAAGAAGACCGTTGCGACAGCTAAGCCGATAATCAACACGGACCCGATAATCTGGGCCCAATAAGCAGGCTTTTTGTAGTTAGCTTTGAGTGTTGCCTGAATTACATTTAAAAATTTTGTCATTATTTTCCCTCCTAAAGGAACTTTTCTGCAATATAAATAACTAACGTGACGAGCACGCCACTAACCAAGACACCGATCAGCCAATTTTGAATAGTTGTAACACGGTCAATTTGATGGCTAGCTTCGATGGACTTGGCCAGTGCCTTGTCCGCTTTGTCGCCAATATCATCAACTTGATTCAATTTTTCTTCAATGTTCTCAACTTTCGTTTTGGTGGCAGCCACATCCTTTTGAATATCCATTAATAACTTAGTTGTATCGTCGTATTGTGCCATTACCGCACCACCAATCGCTGACCAGGATAGATAGTGGTGTAAATTGACTTTCCATTCTGACTAGCTAATGTAGTCATGCTCAGGCCGTTGTGATGTGCAATTGACCACCAGCTGTCACCAGCTTTGACTGCGTAATACGTGTGAGAAGCACCGGTTTTGACGTATTCCAGTGAATTATTTGCTGGACCAGTTGCTAGATAGCCATATCCACTAAATCGCGGCTGGCGTACCCAGCGATACCCACCCTGAATAATGGCTTGATCAGTTTTGACCGTAGTCCCGGCTGGCAGGATAGTGATGGCTATTGATGACGTCGACGCGCCAGTGCGTAGCTTAACCGCCGTCTTGAGCGTGTAGGTCTTTTTTTCCTTGACCCACTTGGCTGACGCAGATGGCTTGGAAGTGTGTTTGTTGGCTGCCTGGTTGTTGGCCTTAACTGCATCCTTATCAGTCGGTTTGACCGTTGATTTCTGACCAGCTGTGTAGTAATTAGTATAAAGTTGACTGACATCAAAACCACCGTAACTAATCCGAAAATGGGCAGAACCCGACCATTGCCAGGCATTGTTATTCGTATACCATTGCTTGCCAGCTGGCACAAACGGATATCCAGCAACCCAACCCGTTTTGCCCTTGATGGTCATCTTATTGTTAGCCCATGACCCAGACGTGTAAATGTCGGCTCGATAACCAAACTTCTGAATCTCTTGCATGAAGGCCACATTATTGCGGTCATTGGTCGCTTTGGACAAGTTGCCTTGCTCTTCGGCCTCCACGTCCGTTGCCAGTACTGCGCCCACCGGTAGACCGGCCGCTTTAGCCGTTTGACCGGCAAAGTCAGCTTCAGCAATCGCTTGTGCCTTAGTCGTATAATGCGCAAAGTGGTAGCCGTTGACGTATAAGCCAGCCGCTTGACCATTAGCGATATTACTAGCAGCGTAGCCATCTTTGAAGGTTGTGCCTTCACTAATCTTGACGGTGAGGGCCTTAACACCAAACTCGTTACGCATCGAAACATACTCCGCCGTTGACATGTAGCCGTTGTTATTCGACACATCGACCATATCCATACGAGCAGCCTGACTGGTAACATTGACCATTAAAAAGGCCATAAAAATAGCCCCCACCATTAAGATGAGCGCCTTTAACTTGTGCTTATTCAATTGTCTACCTCCTATTCAAGACTACTATTAACTTGGAACTGTAACGTTGACTCACTCGGGTAAATTGACGTTCCGGTACTATCAACCACCCATACTTCTAGCTGATAATCTCCCGCTGTTAAGCCGGTCATTAAATCCGCTGTTAAAGCTAGCACAATCTGGCCAGTCGTTGGGTCGGTTAAACTAGTTGGGTCAACTGTGGCCGATTTAAGATAGCCACTAGTATTGCCCAGTTTAACGGTAATTGACGTGGCATTAGTTAAGTCAGTGGCCACATTATCATTGCCACAAATTAACGTAAAGCTAGTGGTGGTATCGCCAATTTTAACCGTTTGTGGTGAAGTATCGGTAAAACTAAGCGTTTTCGCCATCTTTAGGTGCCTCCTTCTCGGCCAACTCGGCATTGAGCTGGTCAATTTGAACTTGAGCCATTGCTAATTGCTGGTCTTTAAGGGCAATCGCTTGGGCATAGTTACTCGTCAGCTTGTTGATTAAGGCCTGTGCATCGATATTCATAATTTAATCCTCCTGTGTGGTGGTTGTCGTAGTCGTGGTAACTGGCTTTAAAGCAGTCAGACTATCAATCAGCGTGTTTAACACCTTTAATTTAACCCTATCAGCGCCCCCAGCACCTCCAGCAACGGCATCGTTAAACTCGTCCATGGTAATGCTGACCTGTGAACTAATACCAAGTGTGTTAATCTGAATGCTAATAGTCATAATGTTGTTCGTGTAATCTGGTTTATAATTCGTGATTAAAATGCTATCCATTTAATTTAGCCTCCAATTTATTTAATCTAGCTTCTAGTTCCATGTTATGACCGTTTAATTGGTCGATTTCCTTTTGTTGTTCCTGTATAGTTGCTAACATGGCATTTTTAAGTACAGTATTTTCAATTCCGGCTAGTTTTCCATCCTCGTCACGAGCAACAAAGACGTCCGGAAGTTGCCACTGCTTATTTGTATTAACATCATCAACAATCCCTGATAGCCGGATACTGCTGGTATTATCATCGGTTTTATACTGGTATGTGGCTAGGTCGATTGCATTAACTAGCTGTGCCCAATAAGCTGTATCAACCTTTTTAATGTCACGCTTCTCAGATAACAGCGATTTAGACACGGACCCAGTATAGTTTAGATTAGCCACACTTAAGTCAGCTCTTCCACCTTTACCTGAATTGATATATAGCCCTTTACCATCTTCCATGATAATAGAATGAGCAGTATTAATACCAATATTACCAATATCTAGCTCACGATTAAATTGAATATTATTAGCACCAGCCGTGTCAATCCCAAAGTTTACAATCAGTGAACCGTTGCTTGAACCAATCCGCCACCAGCTGGAATTAGCTTGTGCATATATGTTGCCATAAGCATTCATAGTAATCCCGTTACTGCCAATATTATCGGCATTACCAGCAAAGTTTATTTGTTGCGTTGGCCCATATAGATAGATTCCTGTGGATGGTGTTACGTTAACATATCCCGTGATTGTCTCCGGATTGGAAAAAGTTGTGTCTTTAGCTGACGTATAACCTGATTGTGACTCAAAACCTTGACCGTTAATTACTGAATCATAGGCTGAGTACTGCCCACTGCCGATCATTGAGCGATATTTATAACTAATCGCCCCAGACTGAACACTTGATTGGAGTCCAACCGCACTATCAAAGTACGTCGACTTATACGCCCCGTCTGGCGTAATAGTCATTGGATGATATTTAGCGGTGTTATTGGAATTACTAATAATGTCACCACCATGGAACGTTGTCCCGTTAATAGTTGAACCATTAATAACTGAGCCATCTATTTCACCAGCACTAACAACATTGCCTGTATCTGGCTGATAACCAGTTGCTTGAGCAGTTTGAGTTAGCATAGGTGAGCTAAATGCTGCATTACCATGTCCGTTGTATACCCAATATTGCAATCCAACATATGCAGCATTACTTGGAGCAACTGCGTTATTAATAGTTATATAACGCCAATCCTGTGATGAACTGATACCGCTCCAATTTGAAGCATTGTCACCGTTGATACGATTACCGTTTGAATCGAAAAATGCTAATGTTAAGTTCCATAGCAAGCTAGTGTCACTACCGTATTCTTCGAACCACACAGAAGCGCTAAATGGTTTACCAGTAGCTCCGTTTAACGGGTGCAGTTTCGTTTGTGCAAAGTTAGCCCAAGTGCTGGCATTAAAGCCGATAGATGGCACGCCATCGTGCAGATTTCCTGCCCAACAGGTTCCATTATTGCTGATACCCCAGCCGGGAATATATGAACCGTTGGCACCTAGCAATGCCGCATTATAAACTAGGTTAGTAACACCTCTGATTGTTAAATTGCTAGCCACAACAGCACCATTCGTATCGGTTGTAAAGCTACCATTAGGCGTGCTAAATGAGTTGGCAACAATATCGACACCTTTAAGCGAGCCAGTGGTAACATCACCTAAATCGGCACTTAAGGCTGATAGTTTGTCGACATTTAACCGGTCAGTGCTGAGTGTTCCTGTTGTAATGTTTGATGCGTTGATATTTTCACCAGTAATCGTATTAAAGTCAATCGTGCCAGCTGTTAGATGGTCAGCACTAACATCACCCATTTTAGCGTCAGTGATAGCGGCATCTGCTATTTCAGCCGTTCCAATCACAGCGTCATCAATCACCGTTTTAGTGGTAATATGCACGACTGAGCCATCTTTAACGCCGGCACTTAAAGCTGTGTAATCCGAGCTGGCTTGATTAGCCGCACTAGCCGCCTGTGAAGCAACCTGACTAGCGTTGTTACCAGTTGACGTTGCCTGTGAAGCCAATATAGTGGCACTAGAAGCCGCTTGACTAGCTACCGATACACTAGACTGCATGTTGCTAATATCCGTGTTATAGGCGTCCTTTAAGGCGGCCTGTACGTTGCTTAGAGCCGTATTGTAGGCATCTGTAAGGCTCTTATAAGTGTCCCGATTAACGTCACTAGCTTTAGTGGTATCCATTAAGATGGCCGTCATAAAGGTATTCAGGTTAGTGTAGGCCGTGGTTAAAGCAGTCGTACTGATATTGGCCTCCTTAGCCCGGGCTAGAATCACACTGTACTGACTAGTTAATCCAGCATATTGAGCTGTTTGGGTCTGCTTTTCAATGACGCTCATTAAGTTGGGGTCATTTAAGTTGGCGACCCCACCAGCCGCATTATCAGCTGTATTTTGAGCCTTGATAATTTTAATGCCATCATCGGTTAAGATGACCTGAGTTGCATTAGATTCAGCCATTTATAATCCCCCTTTCTTTAATCTCCTGTATTAACATTGTCATTTATCGTCCCCTTATCAATCGTGCTAGCTGACGGCCTACTTATCAGCGGTATTGTGTACACCTTTTCCTTTTCAGCGGAATAGGGTTCAATTTCTAGTGCCCGCGTGTTAAAGGTAACTAACAAGTATGCCTGTGAATCCTGATAAAAGACGTTGCAAGTTTCAACTTCACGGCTTTCATCGGTCAGGTTGGGCATTACCATATCATTGTCAAAGTAAGCTTCAAACTCAGCTCCTTTATGGACGACATTTAAAGCCCATACTTTATGGGGGTCGTTAGTAGTCTCAGCTTCACCACCACCGGCCGCGAAGTAGAAGTAAGGGAAGTCCAAACATTCAGACTGGTAAGTGTTCTTATTAAAATCAATGCCATAATCAGTGATATTAAAGTTGTATAGCACGTTGTAATTGCCGGCTAACAAGTCACTAGCATTGAGAATGTCGGTACTGCCATCGTTATAGCCAATTGAGACCATATCATGTTGACGATCATAGTTAATTCGGCCGTAACCTTTGAGTGCCATAATCTGTTGAACTCGTTTATCGGTAGGCTGTAACGTTACCCCCGGTAAATAAGGGAACCGCACGAGAATGTAATTATGGTCATTTTTCAAGCTCACAATGTTCCAGATATAGACGGTGTTATTAACTTCCTGCACGCCAAATGTCCCACCATGTTGACCGTGAATTTGTAACATCACTGACTGCACGGCAAACTTGCTATCCTGTAAAGCAAACATGGTATCACTAGAGCCGCTGTCATCACGAGCACGACTAGTTAGGTATTGCCCATTGCTTAACCGTGCCATATATTGAGTCGCTGAGTGGGCACCATTATCGTCTGGGCCATATACCCCTAGATAGCTAATCCCAGTTGAATCTAGCTTAATTTCAGGGTCATCTTGGATATAGTCGGATTCAATCGTGCCGTGTAAGGTACCCACAGCGTTACTAGCCGCGTTGATTAAGTAACCTGTTTGCTGATAGCTAGTGTCAACCGTGCCATCGGTGTTATAACGGCGCCATATAAAGCCCTTGCTATCAATGTAGGATGAAATATTAGTGCTACCTTCCCAAGCTTGTAAGATTAAGCGCTTAGTCTGCGTAGTATCCGTGAAGTTGTTACCGTCAGGCGTTAAAGCAACTGGTTTAATCGAACTAGCGTCCTTTTTAGCAGCGTCAACCGCTTTACTGAGTGCATTCTGGTATTGTTCCATCCAAGCTGGGGTGGCTACTTGAACCGTTGTATACTCGCCAAAGCCGACTGTGTTGCCATAAGGGTTAGCAAAGCTAGTTGTCCGTTGAATAACCCGGCCACTGGCGTCTAATACCGGCTCAATTAGCTCATCTTTAAACCTAATCGTGGCGCCTAAAGGTGGATTAAAGTTGGGTGTTACATTCACTTCATAATACGTCCGCGGGTGATTGTATAGCTTAAGCATGTCCTGAGCCCATGACTTTAAACCGGCTGAGTTACTAATCTGATTAGCGGTAACCACCGCTTCATAGTACAGGCCAGCTTGCCAATCCGGGTTATACTGCTGGTTAGCTTCATCATCAACAATGTAGGGTTTACCATCATTGACTACAGCAATCGTGCTACCGTTGGCCCCATAGGGAATCAATTTAGTTACGGGTGTTGAAACGGTTGTTCGTTTAATACTAGTCATGTTTTTACCGAATACCGCCTCGTTATAGACCACATCATCATTTAGTTGGTCAGTAATGACACATACCTTTTTCGTGATATTCCCTTGACTATCAATCTCAACATATGGGTCAATCTCAACATCATACGTTTGAATGAGTGTCTGTAATAACGTGCTAGCTTTCGTCTTGCCATCAATGGTAATAGATGGGGTCATCACATTAGTGGTCTGATAGTCTAACGTCCAACCAGTGGCGTTAAAGCACTCGTTAAAGGCTGTCTGAATCGTGCTTGCACTAGCGGTAGTGGCTACCGGATAATGATGAGCTAAACTGTACAAGCATAAGTTGGTAAAGTTAGCCGTTGTGACATGTTTAACAGCAGCGGTATTGTTCTCTTCCACACTGTATATACGCATGACATACCAATGACCTGATAGGCTATCATAATAGGCGAGATTGTTACCAGCCACTACTTTGTCTGAATCAGGCTGTCCTTGAAGCACGTCTAAAGATCCTTGATGGTCAAACTTCTTAGATTGGGCATTTAGGTTGATTGTTCCATCAAACGTGTCATTAGTGCCCACATTAACGTCATCGTCATATGACGTGCTAGTCGTGTCTGAATCAGCTAGTTGAATCTTGACGCTGTCGTTAGAAAACTTAGTAGCTCCATCAACGGTCAATGTACCAATACGCTTTAAATTAGCGTCTAAAATTAAATATTGATTGGTTAAAGCCATCGTTTAACCTCCTTGTTTTAGTTATGTAAAAAGGCCACCCTTAATGGGAAGCCTTTACGTGTTGCTAGAGTAGTCTAGGTAGATATTTAAGCGTGATTTGTGCGTCATCTAGGTCACCAATCATCGTCAGGCTATTAACCCCCGGACTTAATTTAGGATAGTCCGTTGACCAGATTGGACTGGCTAGCTTACCGCCAACCGTGGTGCTATCAGTCTCACAATTTAAGACGATCTCTTGACCAGCACTAGCAATATATTTAGGTGCGTCCTGAGCCACGTCATTAACTTGGTAAATGTCTAGGTGGGTGATTGACATAAACGGGTTTTCATAGCCGACATTTTCGTCATCTTCAGCAATCGAGTGCTTAAAGAATACCCCGCCGATACCACCTAAAGCCGATTGATAATTTGAATTAGTGTCAACGAACGTCCCGTGCACGATTAGGAACCGTTTAGGGTCTTTACATGGTTGACCGTTGTGACTACCACTGGTGTAGTATTGGGTGATTGACCAGCTAAACACCTTACCATTCTTAATCAAGTCGAGTTCTAGCCAACTAGTGCTTAGCGCCGACTTTTCTTCTTTATTAACCACGGTGATATACTTGTCAACTTTTTCATTAATGGTTTTAGTTGTCACCTTTCCATTCTTGTTGTGTGACCGTTTAACCACTGTCTTAGTTGTGGTACCAGTCTTAATCTTAATCTTTTGGTCACGACCATTGCTAGAGCTACCTGAAGGGCCCTTGCCATTGTAGAAAGTCTCATGTTTACCGTCACCACCGGCAAAGGTACCACCCGGCTTAGTGATTTGTAAGTAACACGTTGGGGTGCCACCTCCAGCACTGTCAGCTAGACCAAACCGGCCAATTGTCGCTCCGTTAGGGTCTAAAAGCAGCACTTCTACCCGCCCCATCGCACGCCCATTATGGGTACCTGAGTGCTTAATGTGGTGGATTCTAGTCTTAACTCGGTAGTTAGTCAGGCTGTTAGTCATGCCAGTAAAACGAACACCGGGGCCATACCAGTCTGGTTGATGACTACCATATTGTTTAGACCCATTGGCGTATTTGACCATTAATACTTGGGTATCTCTGTTACTATCAGCTTCACCTTGATAAATGTAGTCACCAGCGGTCTTCATTTGAGCAATGGCATTGGCATCATTAGTCCATTCAGCCATGGTATTTAACACGTCACTGTTCACAACCTGCGTATAAGGCTGTACCGCCACTGCTTGGTCTTCATCGCTATCTGGCCCTAATCCATATTCACCACCATTTAGGGTAAAGCCAATGTGCTTTAAATCCCGCTTAGGTATAACCTGAATAACTGGCTCTGTTCTAGCAGTCCCATTAACAGTAATCGTGTTTAAGCCATTCTTTAAGGGCGTTTCAACCTGTGGAAGGGTCGCACGTGGGTCAGATTGCACAAAGGTAATCGTTAGCGTAGCGTCCCACGCCCCTTGGTTAATGAACTGTGGATCGCTAATCGCAGTAATATGCCCCCAGTAAGTCACTTTGGGTTCAAAGCCAAAGACTAGTGGGTACTCTTTACCATTATCACTTGGATCATCACTTAGCAATAAGCCACTCAAATTATGCATAATCTGATTGTATTTGTCCTGACTGCCACGAGCGATAATAGTTATTGGAATACTGATTGTCCGACTAGTATAGTCCATACCATTAAATTGATTACCATACATGGCGGGGATATCGGTTGCTTGCTCGGCCATGGCTGGTGCACTTGGCAGTGTTACTGCTCCCATAATGGCTTGCAAATCATCGTGGCTATTTAAGCCAGCATATTCAAAATCATTTTTATTCAAAACAGACAATTATATCGCCATCCTTGTTTAATTTTAACTATGTAAAAAAGAGCCTTCTAAGGCTCTTCAATATATTAATACTAATACCCCATCATTTGACTATATTGTGACGTCTTCTTGGTATTTGACTTGACAGCATTAACCACGTCAGAGTTGGCAACAACTGCTTTAACATCTCCTTGGCCAGTGACCAAAGCATCTAGTGAAGCTATAACCCGCTGTTTGAATGCTTCGTCGGAATCAATCTGGTCGTTACCGGTATTTATCACATTAGCGCCATCTTGAGCTCCGAACTTAGCCATTATCTGTTGCATAATTTGGTAAGCCCTTGAACGCTTAGATAAGTCCATCGGAACTATGGCTTCTGGCAAGTTGCCTTCAAACAATTTGTAAACGCCCGCTTTGTTTCCGAAACCACCATTCTCAAATCCTTTAATATAGCGATAAACAGCTGACGCCTGACTTTCACGAAGCCCACCGGTGCCGTTCATAGCACCGCCTGATTCCCACGTTGCAAAGAATTTATATGCGGCTTCTGTTGGATTGGTCATACGTAGAACAGATTTTAACAAACTACTCTCACCGGGCTCGTTAAGAGCGTAATTAATTTGACCAGCAGCTGAGTCCCATGCATATCCATGTTTTCTAAGCCAGCTTCTTAATGCTGTTTCACGAGTGAACGTCCATTGCCCCAACCCAGTACCATGATCAAGTGGATCAATGGCAGTAGGGGTCAAGTTTGATTCGATAACCCAATTTCCTAGAACACCGGCAATACCACCATTATTTGAAGCGGGATAGCCATG